AGCGCCGGAGGGCGCGTGAACGATATGCCACGCAAGCCGCTACAAAAGGTGCCAGAAGATGGGGAATGGGTTGGACTGGCATGGGCCGCGTGGTGTGCGGGCGAACGGAACCTCACCGCGCTCGGTAAGCAGTTCCGCAAGTCGCCCAAAACCGTCAAGGCCAACCTGATCAAGTACAGCGCTGCGCGGGCTGCCGAGACGCAGTCAGTAGATGCAACTGCAGAGTATATCGACGGCCTCGAACATGACATGCGCGAGGCCCTGCGCACGTATCGAACCGCTGAAAACCCGAATGCGAAGGTGGGAGCGCTCAAGCACGCGACAAGCTGCAGGGAGAAGTTGGCAGCCGCGAAGGGCGTGGTTACGGAGCGACGGTCCGTTGCAGTAGGCCAAGACCCTGGTCTAGGGCCACTCCAGACGAAGTCCGAGGTGGAGATTATTCTGAGCGACCCGGAAGCGATAGACCTTGCCTGTGCTCTCAGTGAACGGATTGCAAACAGCGCGGCGAACGCCAATAGAGACGGCAAGCCTGCTGACTGACGGCCGGTTCCTCTGTCCGCAGCACATTACGCTAATCCAGCGGGAACTGATGTATGCCGCAGCGGGTATCAATCGCCGTGTGATTATCACAGTCCCACCGCGGCATGGGAAGAGCGAGACGGCGAGCCACTGGTTTCCAGTTTGGCTGTTAGGCAATTTCCCACACATGCGCGTGGTGCTCTGCAGCTACGAGGCGACATTCGCGGCATCGTGGTCCCGCAAGGTGCGCGATAGTCTAACACAAGCGCGGGCGCTCGGCCTATACACGCACGGGCCGCGCGATGACCTGGGCGCGGCAAGCGTCTGGGAAAACGACGCAGGCGGCGGGATGATTAGCGCGGGTGTCGGAGGGCCGATCACAGGGCGCGGCGCGAACCTGCTAATCATCGACGACCCGGTGAAAAACGCGGAAGAGGCGAACTCGCCGACATACCGCGAGAAGACCTGGGAATGGTACACCACGACGGCATATACTCGCCTAGAGCCGCGGGGCATTGTAGTAGTCATCCAGACGCGGTGGCATATCGACGACCTGGCGGGGCGCATTCTGTCGCCGGACTATAGCGCGCCGCAGGATATCGCTGACTGGCGGGTTATAAATCTGCCAGCACTCGCGGAAGATAATGACCCCCTTGGGCGCGCGCCAGGCGAAGCACTCTGGCCGGAACGTTACCCGGTCGAGGAGCTTGAGAAGAGCAAGCGCATTCTCGGAAGCTACGGGTTCAATGCGCTGTACCAGCAGCATCCGACTCTGCGCGAAGGCGGCATGTTCAAGCGCGACTGGTTCAAGATCGTAGACGCGGTGCCTGCTAACATGAAGTGGGTGCGCTTTTGGGACCTGGCGGGCACGGAGAAAGGCGGCGACTGTACGGCAGGCGTGAAGCTCGGAGAACTCAATGGCCGCTACCTGTTCGCAGATTGCGCGCATGACCAACTCAGCCCGCGCGGGGTGCGTAACCTCGTCAAACTCACCGCAGAACTTGACGGGCGCGACTGCACGGTGGGGCTGTACCAGGACCCAGGGCAGGCGGGCAAGGAACAGGCGCAGGAATACGCGAAGTTGCTTGCCGGTTTCCCGCTGAAGATTCTGCCGAGTACTGGCGACCCGGACCTGCGGGCGCAGGCGCTATCTGCGCAGTTTGAGGCGGGTAACGTGGACCTGCTGCGGGGGCCGTGGAACAGCGCTTTCATTGACGAGCTTTGCGCATTTCAGTCGAAGAAGACCAACGGCGTTGACGACCGGGTAGACGCTGCGAGTGGGGCATTCAGCCTGCTCAAGACGGTGCGCAAGCCAACATTGATCTTCGGGAGCGAGGGATGAGCTGGCTCAGCACGATAACTCAATGGCTGGGCGGCGAACCCGACCCGACCGCGCTATCGAAGGCACCGCGCAAGCCGCGCGAGACCAGCGGCAGCAGGCAGCCGCAGGTGGTCGTCTACAATCCGGGGCAGGGCGTGTCGCATCCCGGCATCACGAAGAACGACCTGGAGTACAGTTGGCGGCACCCGTACTTCTTCGCGGCGCTCAACCATATTGCGGCGGCGGGCATGGGCGTGCCGCTGCTGGTGCAGAAGCTGGTGCCCGATGAGACCGCGAAAGCAGCCGGGCGGTTCGTCACGCGCGGCACAGCGGCTCACGTGCAGCGCAAGTTCGCAAGCGTTCCGTACTATGAGCGGCGCGCATACTGCCGGGCGAAGGCATTGCTCGCGGAGGACGTGGACGACGCGCACCCGTTGCGCGTCCTGCTGGACCAGGTGAACCCGCAGGACACGTGGCGGGAGATGATCTACACCACGCTCTTCGACCTGCGCGCCACCGGCAATGCGTACTGGGAACTCGTGGGCGGGAAGAATTACGCGCCGCCTAAGCAGTTGCGGCGGATGCGCCCGGATCGCGTGAAGGTGGTGCCCGACGCTACCGACTGGGTGCAGGGCTATGAGTTCAGCGCGAACGGCGCAACGGTGCAGTATGAGCCGGACGAGGTCCTGCACTTCCGCTACCCGCACCCGCTGAATGACTTCTACGGGCTGTCCAGTGCCGAGACATTGGAGCAGGTCCTGAAGGCGGACTGGTCGCGGCTGATGTTCGCGGTCAGCACTTTCGACAACAACCTGAACCTGGGCGGTCTCCTGATACCCAAGGGCGACGTGGGTATCAACGAGGACGAACTGCGCAGGCTCATCGACGTGTTTGAGAAGAAGCACAAAGGCGCGGACAACGCGGGCAAGGTTGCGGTCCTGCAAGACTTCATCTGGCAACAGACGCAACAGAGCGCGCGTGACGCTGAGTACCTTGGAATGGCGCAGAGGCACGACACCGAGATCAGCGCGGTCACGGGTGTGCCCACGCAGTTGTTCCGGGCCGAGGACGTGAACCGGGCGAACTACGAGGCGGCACAATTGCAGTTCTGGTCGGACACCATGCAGCCGCTCCTGGACCTCGTGGCAGGCAATATCAACGAGTTCCTCGCGCCGCGCTATGGCGACGACATTGTGACCCAGTTCGACCTGCTAGTGGTCAAGGCGCTGCAGGAGGACATGGGCGCGCAGGCCGAGCGCGAGGACGTGGCGTTCAACTCTGGCGTCACCTCCATCGACGAGTACCGGCAGGCGCTTGGCTACGACGCGCTGCCGGATGGCGCTGGACAGCGTTACAAGCGCAAAGTGACAGAGCAGTGGGTGACGCTGGAGGAGATCGCCAACCCGCCCGAGCCTGAGCCGCAGCCATTGCCGCCGCAGTTCGCGCCACCTGTAGAGGATACCGATTCCGGCGCGATAGAGCCGCCAGGACGCGACGAAATGCCTGCGGACGAGGAAACACCCAAGGGCGCGATTGCGACGCGCGAGAAAGCCGTTATCGCGGCAAATAATGCGGTCCCTTTCGGGTCCAGCGAGCACGCGGCGATAGCGAAAGCGTTTGACGACCGGATCGCGCCGCGCGAGGATGCGTTGGAGCGTGACGTGATCGCCTGGGGCGACGACCTGCGGGACGAAATACTCGGGAAGCTAGAGCCGTTCAAGTCACTGAAAGCCAGCGTACCGGACGCGGATGCGCTGCTATTCAACGTCGACGAAGCGGGCAATGCGCTCTGGAAGACGGTGCGCGGCGCGGCGCTGGAGGCGGCAATAGCCGAGGGCAAGGTGGTCCTGGGCGAGATTGCACTGAGGATGCCAAACGCGGGCGACCTGTTCTTCGACAGGGAAAACCCGCGCGTGGTGGCGCACCTGCGGGACAAGCAGCTCAAGGTCAAGACTGTCGCGGAGAACCTGCATGCGGACCTGCGGGCGCGTATAGTAGCAGGCGAACGGGCGGGCTTGCCGATCAGCGACATTGCAGACAGTATCCAGCAGCGGTTCGGGCAACTCAAAGACTATCAGGCGCGGCGTATCGCACAGACGGAGATCGTTGGCGCGAGTAACGTTGGCGCGGCGGCGGCTATTGAGCAGGCCGATCTTGATCAGGAATGGATTGCCACGCTCGACGACAGGGTGCGCGATACCCACGCGGCGCAACACGGGCAAGTGCGCAAGGTCGGCGAGACGTTCGAGAACGGGTTGCTGTACCCAGGCGACCCGAACGGTAAGGCGTCCGAAGTGATAAACTGCAGGTGCAGTGTCGCGGCTGTGATACCAGAGGACTGACGGAGAGGAGTGAACCATGAACCAGCCGACTGGCGCGGCGTTTTCGCGCATCTGCACCATGCCATCCGAGGTCAAGGCGCTCACGGACGACGCCGATGGCGCGCGCTACGTGGAGGGCATCGCCTCGTCGGGCGCGCTGGACAGGCATGGTGAGGTTGTAAACCAGGTCGCTTTGCACCGGGCATTTCAGGGCGCATTCGCGCGCACGGGCAAGGGCCTGCCGTACCTGCGCGACCACTGGACCTGGAACGTGATCGGCAAGGTGGTGGACTTCAGTCTCGACGGAGACCGGGTAGTGACCCGCGCGAAGCTTCTCCCGCCGGGCAAGTCACAGTCCGCCGACGAACTGTTCAACCTGCTGGAAGCGGACATTCCGCTGTCGCAGAGCATCGGATTCAACCCGCTTCCTGGCAGGAATGCCTGGGACTTCAGCAGGAGCGGCGGCGAGGACGACGACGGTGTTTGGCATTGGGGCGGGCCGCAGGGCGACAAAGACTTCGATCTGCTTGAGCTTTCCGCAGTGACCATCGGCGCGAACATGGACGCGGACCTGCAGCTCGGCAAGTCACTGGGCCTTGCAATGGACCGCCCGTGGTTGCGCAAGGAAGACAGAATCATCGCAGGCGTTGCACTCGCGGACCTTGAGGACCCCGAGGAGTTGCGCTTCTATGACGACCTTGACAGGGCGCTCAAGGCGTTGATCGGCATCGACAATATCGCGCGACACTGGCTGAAAGAGGGGCGAGCCCTATCGCCCGAAACTCTGGAAGCCCTGATGAGCCCCATCATCAGCATCGCGGATGTGTTGAAAGCCGGGCGCGTCTTGAGTGACCGTAACAGGGAGGCCGTGATAGCGGCCAAAGCCGCGCTGGACGACGTACTCGCACGCGACGACGCAAGCCGGAGCCGTGGGCAGGAAGACGCGATGGACGACGGCGAGGGCACCAAGGAAGCAGCGAGTACATTGACAGCGTTTGGGCGGCTTTTGCTCGGCAAGTAGCAAGCAACACCACAAACAGACATAGCAAACGGCCCGGCGCAATCGCGTCGGGTTTTTCGTTTGCGGGGAGATCACGATGGCGAACGAGGAACTGAGTCTGAAGCTGCGATCCGTCCTCGCCGAGAAGGTCGGCCTGGACATCGACAGTGCCACGAATGACCCGGATACTGTCCGGGCGCTGGACGAGACGGTCAAGGCCGTGCTCGGTGTCGTAGAGGAGCGCGGCGATGCCGTCACCGAGAACAAGACCGCTGAGGTCGTCAACGGCATCGACATTGGCGCGCTGACTGACGCGATCAACGCGCGGACTGCTGAACTCAAGTCTGCCCGTCCCGCTGCGTCGCCCGATAGCAGGTCCGAACACAAGGTCCGCGCCGACCTGCGCGATGCTGCCAAGGCGATGCCGGACGTCATCGAACACGCGAAGCGCGCGGGCGGCATCTTCAAACTCGTCACCGGCGGCACGCCGTCCCTGCAGTATCTCATCAGTCACCCGACCACGGATGACAACGTGAAGATGCTGCAGCGGGCCAATGACGACATGCTGCTCCTGTCCGCCGCGATGGGCGTCGGCACCAAGGACTCGCGGGTTCCGTCTATCCAGCACCTCGACTGCTGGAAGAGCTTTGCTGAGACCGCCGGGCAGTTCGCGAAGGCGATGAACACCACGGACGGGTCCGCATGGACGCCGACCGTGTACTCC